CACCCGAATCGTATTGAACGCTACAATCAATATGAAAATATGGATTCAGACAGCGAGATCAATGCCTGTCTAGATATCTTGGCAGAGTTCTGCACACAGGCCACCGCAGAAGATTCCTTACCGTTTCAAGTCAAATACAACAACAAGCCCACCGATCACGAAATTGACATTATCAAAAAGCAGTTGCAGCAATGGGTCAAACTCAACAAGTTAGACCAGAGAATTTTTAGAATGTTCCGCAATACCTTGAAATACGGTGATCAAATATTTGTGCGCGACCCAGAAACATTTGAAATGTACTGGGTTGATATGAGCAAGGTTGCTCGTGTGATTGTAAACGAAAGCGAAGGCAAAAAACCTGAGCAGTATGTGATTCGCGACATCAATCCCAACTTTCAAAACTTGTCGATTGCAGTTAAAACCACCACGGACTACCAATCAACACCACCGTCGGGTGCTTATGTAGCACCTTACAACTACACAGCACCCAACGCAGGTGCAGGTGGTCAAGGCGGATCGGGCAGTAGATTTAGTGCTGCCATGAACGAAACTGTATTGGATGCCAAACACGTGGTACATCTGGGTCTAAGCGAAGGTTTAGATTATTACTGGCCGTTCAGTATGAGTGTTCTGGAAACCATATTCCGTGTGTTCAAACAGAAAGAGCTGTTGGAAGATGCTGTGCTGATTTATCGTACAGCGCGAGCTCCTGAACGCAGAGTATTTAAAATTGACGTGGGTAACATGCCTAGCCACATGGCCATGGCCTTTGTTGAGCGTGTCAAAAACGAAATTCATCAACGCCGTATTCCTAGTAACACCGGTGGTGGTCAACACATTATGGATAGTAGTTACAATCCTCTATCTATTAACGAAGATTACTTTTTCCCACAAGGCGAAAACGGTCGCGGATCAAGTGTTGAAACCCTGCCTGGTGGTAGTAATCTTGGCGAAATTGATGACTTGAAATACTTCAATAACAAGATGTGTCGTGGCCTGCGTGTACCCAGCAGCTACTTGCCCACAGGTCCAGACGATTCGGATCGTCCTATGAGCGACGGCCGTGTGGGCACAGCACTGATACAGGAATATCGTTTTAACCAGTACTGCGAACGTCTACAACGCTTGATTATAACAAAGCTAGACGACGAATTCAAGATGTTTATGCGTTGGAGAGGATTCAACATTGACAGCGGCCTGTTCTCAATTGCATTTAATCCGCCACAGAACTTTGCTAGTTATCGTGAAGCAGAGCTGGATACAACTCGTGTAACAACATACACAGCACTGGAGCAGATACCTTATCTAAGCAAGCGTTTCTTGCTTAAACGCTATCTAGGCTTAACTGAAGAAGAAATTGCAGAAAACGAAGAACTCTGGCACGAAGAACGGGATCAAGCAGAACCTGCCAGTACCACTGGTTCTGATCTACGCGGTGTGGGTGTAAACCCAGCTGATTTTGAAGGCGACATTGCCATGGGCCAAGAAATGTCTACCTTGGGACCACCTGGAGCTGAAACAGGTGCTCCTGGAACCGTTCCTGCAGGGGGTGCGCCAACAGGTGGTCAGCCTGGAGCTGCTGTGGTACCGCCTACACCCGGCGCGGCATAAATATCCGTATGATCCTAAACGAACTCTATCAACGTGAGCCTGGTGCTTATCAGGACCAGGCAGCAGATAATACCCAGCCTCGCCTGGGTGAACTGCGTAAAACCAAGCTGACCTTGCGACAACTTAATAAGTTGAGAAAAATGCAAGACGTTAGAGAATATGAGTTTAAAGAAAAACTCAAAAAAGTCAAAGTTATGTATGCCCCTCCGGCACAACCGATGATGTAGTTGCACTAAGCAATTCTACAAAACCACCAAAAAACCACCGTTATCTCGTAGGATTATTACATTATATGTAAATATCTTACAGAGCCATTACAACGGAGGGCCTCATGAATAAGTTTGAACAACTAATTGAATACGTTATCAACGATGATGACGCAAAAGCACGTGAGCTGTTCCATGACATAGTCGTGGAAAAAAGCCGCACCATCTATGAAGAAATGATGGCAGACGAAGAAGAAATTGAAGAAGACATGATGGGCGGCGACGAATCAGACGACCTAATTGACGATATCGAAACAGAAGAGTCTGGTATCTCCATGGAAGATGATGAAATGGGCATGGATGTTGAAATGGACGACGAAATGGGCATGGGCGACGGCTTTGCTGATGAAGAAGATGATGCCGGTCTAGAAGATCGTGTTGTTGATCTTGAAGACAAGCTAGACGAACTAATGGCTGAATTTGAAAGCCTGATGGGCGACGAAGCAGGTGAAGAAGACATGGGCATGGACGACGACATGGGCGACGACATGGGTATGGATGACGAAATGGGCGACGACGAACTAGAAACAGAAGGCATGTTTGAAGCTGTTACCCTGAAAGCTGTTGCAAAGCCAACACACGGTGACAACGGTCAAAATGCAAAAAGCCTGGTAGCTGCCAACAGTGGTGCAAGAGGCGCAATGGCTCATCCAGTGAAAACTGGCACAAGCGAAGGCGGTCACCACGACACACCAGCTTACAAAAATACTACAAAAGACCTGATTGGTCGAGTGCAAAACACACCTGCTCAGTCAAGTGTTAAACAATCACCTGCTACTAAGCCACACTTGGCCCAAGCTTCAGGTGTCAATAACAAATCAGTAACCAACTAAGGTAATCGGGTTAATGGCTCTTTATCTCCGTGAAAATCTTACTTTCGACGCTGCTCGCATTATAGTTGAGGGCAGTGAAGAAGGTAAGAACCTTTACATGAAAGGCATCTGCATCCAAGGCGGTGTTAAAAATGCCAATGAGCGAGTCTACCCTGTAAACGAAATTGAGAAAGCAGTGGCAACACTGAACGAACAAATTACAGGCGGCTACTCTGTGTTGGGAGAAGTCGATCATCCGGATGATCTCAAAGTAAATCTAGATCGTGTAAGCCATATGATCACAGAAATGTGGATGGATGGCCCCAACGGTTTTGGTAAATTAAAGATTCTTCCCACACCAATGGGTAATTTGGTACGCACCATGTTAGAAAGTGGTGTTAAATTAGGAGTTTCTAGCCGAGGTAGCGGAAACGTTAACGAAGCGAACGGACATGTCAGTGACTTTGAAATAGTCACTGTGGATGTGGTTGCTCAACCCAGTGCGCCTGGCGCATATCCCAAGGCAATTTACGAAGGCTTGATGAACATGAAAAATGGTCATCGAGTACTTGAAATGGCAAGAGGTGCAGGGTCGAACAACAAAGTACAGAGATATTTGAAAGAGGAAGTAAAACGCCTTATCAAAGATCTCAAAATCTAGGAGAAATAGATGTTTGATGCTATTAAGCCACTACTAGATAGCGGACTCATAAACGAGGAAGTTGGTCGAGATCTCAACGAAGCTTGGGAATCACGACTGACAGAAGCTCGCGAACAGTTACGTGCAGAACTCCGCGAAGAGTTTGCACAACGCTATGAGCATGACAAAACAGTAATGGTGGAAGCCCTAGATCGCATGGTAACAGAAGGTCTTACAGCAGAGATCGAAGCAGTGGTAGCTGAAAAGCAATCACTGGCAGAAGATCGTGTTCAATTCCGACGCCGAATGACAGAAAGCAGCACAAAGTTCAACGACTTTATGGTTTCTAAATTAGCGGAAGAAATTGGCGAACTGCGTCGAGATCGCAAAATGCACTCAGAAGGTTTTAAGAAATTGGAAACTTTCATTGTGGGTGCGCTGGCTGAAGAGATCATGGAATTCGCACGAGACAAGCGTGATGTTGTTGAAACAAAAGTTCGTCTAGTTCGTGAAGCCCGTGGTCAACTTGAAAAGCTAAAAGCACGTTTCGTTAAAGAAAGTGCTGACAAGCTGGGTAAGTCAGTTGCCAAGCATCTAAAGGCAGAAATGAATCAACTGCACGAAGACATTAAAGTTGCTCGCGAGAACAACTTTGGTCGTAAGATTTTTGAAGCATATGCCTCAGAGTTCGGATCAACATATCTCAACGAGAATGCAGAAATCCGTCGACTGAGTGGAATGATTGCTAGAAAAAATCAGCAGCTTGAGGAAGCCACTCGAATCGTCGAAGCAAAGAATCGCCTCGTCGAAGGCAAGGAAAAAGAGATTCGCATAATTAAAGAATCCAACATGCGTCAAAGCACAATGGAAGAATTGCTGAGTCCTCTAAATGAGGAAAAGCGTGAAGTTATGCAAAATCTATTGGAAAGCGTTCAGACAAGTCGTTTGAAAGGCGCTTTCGAGAAGTATCTACCAGCTGTACTAAATGATGCACCCACCGGGAAACGTAAAATGGTCTCAGAGAGTGTTCGTTCAGTAACTGGTGATAAAACCGTCAAGGCCGCACAAGAAGAAGACCGTTCCAACGTGATCGACATCAAGCGCCTGGCAGGTCTTTAATTAAAGGAGACTTAAATGTCACAAGCACTATTAGAAGGCCGTTGGGACGAAACCAAAGAAGCCCTTATGGAAGGTCTGAAAGGCAGTCGCCGCAACACTATGAGCGTGATCTTAGAAAACACTCGTAGATATTTGAAAGAAAACGCAAGTGCAGGTTCAACTGTGTCAGGTAACATTGCCACATTGAATCGTGTAATTCTGCCGGTAATTCGACGTGTTATGCCAACTGTTATCGCTAACGAGTTGGTGGGTGTTCAGCCAATGACAGGTCCAGTTGGACAGATTCACACTCTGCGTGTACGTTATGCCAGCACAATGACAGACCAATCAGCAGCAGCAACCTCAGTTGTAGCTGGTGAAGAAGCACTGAGTCCATTCAAGATCGCTGTTGCTTACTCAGCAGGCGCTCGTGGTGCTGATAACGCTGCAACAACACAAACTGCTGCACAAGGTTATTCTGGTGCACAGACAGCAACACTTGAAGGCAACGGCGGACGTCAAATCTCTGTACAAATCTTGAAGCAAGCTGTTGAAGCTAAGACACGTAAGCTACAAGCTCGTTGGACTTTTGAAGCTGCTCAAGACGCACAAGCCATGCATGGTATCGACGTAGAAGCCGAAATCATGGCAGCTTTGGCTCAAGAAATTACAGCTGAAATTGACCAGGAAATCTTGTTGAGCCTACGCAGTTTGGCCACAACTGAGTTTACATACAACCAAGCCACTGTGTCTGGTACTGCCACATTCGTTGGTGACGAACACGCTGCTTTAGCTGTTCTGATCAACCGTGTTGCTAACCTGATTGCACAGCGCACACGTCGCGGTGCTGGTAACTGGGCTGTTGTTAGTCCAGCTAGCTTGACTGTTCTTCAGTCAGCTACAACATCAGCATTTGCACGTACCACAGAAGGTACATTTGAAGCACCTACAAACACCAAGTTTGTTGGTACCCTGAACGGTGCAATGCGTGTGTTCGTTGACAGCTACGCTAGTGATAGCACACCTGTGTTAGTTGGTTATAAGGGTTCGAGCGAAGCTGATGCAGCAGCGTTCTATTGCCCATATATTCCGCTAATGAGCAGCGGTGTTGTTCTGGATCCGTCAACATTTGAACCAGTCGTGAGCTTTATGACTCGCTATGGTTACATAGAATTGACAAATACTGCATCATCTTTCGGTAACGCCGGAGATTATGTTGGAGAAATAGCAGTCTCGAATTTGAGCTTCAGCTAATCCATTTAGTTGTTATTCAAAAAGCAAGAAACCCACTTCGGTGGGTTTTTTGTTGACTTTTTTCTGTAAAAATGTTATAGTTATTAGGTGAATTTGCTGTATCTAACTAAATAACAATATGAAACCATACACCTACCTAAT